CCGACCTTGACGTGGGGATGGGACAACAGGGGGTTGGACGGAGGCGAGCTGCTGACGGCGGCTCACACCCTGGGGATACCCCATCCTCCAGGGTACCCGACATGTAGAAATCCATCGAATAAATCTGGCCTAGATAGCCTGCGCCCTTAGACCCGTCCATATTGCCCACAGACCCGCCGTAAAGGCTATTCCTGTAGGTATCGATCTTCATCAGAGAAGCCCTGGTCGCAGGAGAAATCACAGCAAAACGATCAGTCATAGGAGCAAATTGATCATTGAGATTGGTCTCCGCTGCCAGGATCACATCATCAGTAACATCAACACCATCAGTACCGATAGCTGTAAAGGCATCGAAACCATTGCTGCCATCACCGGCGACATCAGAATCCATCTTCAGCGCGATTGCCTCACCAATACCATCAGTCAACAGACTGACATAGTTCGGCATAGTCTGGACCGCCATCTCAACTGGAATCCTGAAGGCCTTGTAAGCCAACTGGTTAACGACAAGTTGAACCTGGGACTCGGTAACGGCGTCAAAAGTCAACGACGCACCAGTACCAAAGGTAGATCGGGCAGTAGCAGAAGTATTCTGAGTAAAACTGGGTATATTGACCGTATCACCACGACCGGCAGGGAGCTCAGGCTCCCAACGACGATCGAGCAAAGGCCAGATGACAGTATTTGAGCGATAAGTAATAGTGGCAAGTTGGCTCCATTGCTCAGGAAGCCAGGTGGCCATCGTTGTACCGGTCATGTCAGCCATGACAAGTTACCTCCATATGTACGATCAGCGACGCATTGCGCGAATCAACTGATCCTTATGTTTCTGTAGATCACCGAAAGGTACCGAGTTAACATCACGCGCGAAGAGGGCATCAGCGGATAATTCCCCTGAGGCTGCTCCATTACCACCGTCTATATCGTTAACACCGGCCTCTTCTAAAGCCGAACGACGGATTCGTTCCTTCTCACTATCAGTAGCATCCTGAAGCTGTCTCTGGGCCGCCCTGGCATGACGCCTGAGCACGCGGAACAATTCCGCCTGGGCCCGATACATAGCCCCGATATCCTTCTGATTGTAAGCCTCGGTCCAGAGAGCCCTGAAATCTTCAAGGTCAGGATCAGTACGAAGATCGATGCCGGTATCCGCCAGAGCATCATCGACATCAAGCCGAATCTCCTCAATGGACCGCTCGAAAGCCGTACCTTCCTTCCTGTTTTGACGTTCAGCCTCAACACGCCCTAAATCGGCGGCAAAAGCCTCATCGTCACCACGGCCGATATGCTTGAGAACTGCGGCAACCGTATCGCTCAGGCCGGCAACACTGTCAACAATGTCATCGTTAGAACGGGCAGCCGAGGCCAACTTATCATGCCGGCCCTTCATGGCGTTGTAATCATTCTGGCTCTTCAAAAGAGCCTGTTCGCCATCATCAAGTCTCTTGGTCAACGCATCGATCTGTTGTTGCGGAGACAATTCAACCTCGACAGGGGGCGGAGAACTCTCCGGTACTATCGTTGCAGAAGCCTCCTGAACGCCAGGATCGGGCATCACCATATCAACCTTTCCCTCCAAACCAGGAATACCGTCTATCGCCATCACTTCACCTCCTGGGCAATCTAACGAGTGGCCAGAAACAAAAAAACCGCCAAGACCTCAAAGAGTCATTGGCGGCAAAGCGCACTAATCATATGGCAAATCACCACAAGTCTAGGAAGCACCAACCAAATTGTCAACCACCCTGGAGCTATCTATAACCACAGAACGCTTGCAACGAGGGCACACAAGCCGAAGAATGCCCTGTAATTCATTGGCAATCTTCTTACCGCAGCTCCGATAGGGGCAACGAACACCGGTCCTCACGGCGCAACCAACTCCGCCTGGCGTTCATTGGCAAAATGTTGCTCAACAAGTTCGTCAATATATTCACGTCTATGGACCCAGTGCCCCTGGGAGGCCTTCAAATCAATCCAAAGCATCTCCAATCGAAAGTTCATCGGCTTCTCAACATATTCCCACTTCAGCAAAGCAGCTTCAAGCCGCAAGGAATCCTCAGCAGACCAATCGATAGAAGGATCAGCACCCATACGCATGCGCTGCTTGGCCTGTTGAATAACACCACCCTGGGAAACGAGATCCGCCAAATGGAAGTCCTGGCGCTCAAGAACACGCCGATTATCCTTACTCTCACGAAGCCAGACACGATATTCATCAAGCAAACCGTGGCGTTTTGCAACAGTTTCGCCCATGACAAAATAATCCTTCATCCTATCCATATCGTTCCAGAAGTCCCTGACACCATCAGGATGCATAGTTACAAGGCGCTTCTCGATCTCATCAAGATAGGGCCCAACCGCAGGGTCCAACTTCAATTCCTCACGAATACGCCGATCAACCGAGTAAAGATATTCACCGGTATCAGGATCAACGAGGTCAGGAGAGGCCATAGCATCCCAAAATTTCAACTCGGCCTTGTTATAAGCAGCCTCCTCCTTACGCTCAGTAACCTCCATCCCATCAACCACATCATCAAAATCAAGATCCAACTGGCGCATACGCCCCTTGGTATCAGCATAAATAGAAGCCATACCAAGGCGGTAGCTCTTACCGACCCCGTACTTTTTCTCCAAGGCATCCAAAGCATCATTACGATCCTCGACAATACCCTCACGTTCCGAAAAATATTCCTGATTCCTATCACCCGCCTCGAGACGACGACCACGATGCTCATCAAGAAAAGCCTCAATCCGAGGATCTTGAGCATCAATGTAGTCACGAAGCCTCAAATCCATATTCTCCCAGGCATCGCCGTGAGTAGTACCAGGCCAAACCCTGAGAAACCCTCCCTCAGCATCGGCAAACTGGCTCTTCTCCTCAAGAGTCATACGTTGAAAAACATCACGCCGCAGCAACGTGGCATTCTCAAAGGGTGTAGTAGGCTTTGTACTGAAGCCAATAGAAGAGCCGGCAACACCTGTGGCATTATCACCCTCAAGAAACCCCTGAATCGCAAACATCATCGCATTAGAAATAGTATGGGTAATAACATCGGTGACACCCTCTATATTCTCACCAGGAATAAGATCAGCTCCGGTAGCCGCCTCCAAGGAGGCAGAGACAAAATCAAGACCAGGAGCCCCGAGAGTGACCCACCGTTGAAGAATAGGATTCTTCTGAGAGTCCCAGGAAACCAGACTTTTATCAGAATCGTCCAAAGGATTCAAAGCCATAATCAAACCGGTCATCAGCTGCAGCATACCCCGACTCTGGCCACCAATACCGTACCATTCACCATCACGTTCTATGGACATGTAACGCCGACCGGAAAGAGGATTGAAAAATTCCTTGGCACCCTTCTCCCAGGAAATGGTATAGTTCGGGTCCTCACGACCCTTGGCAAGTTCGTTAGCAATCCACAGAGCGCCGGGAAAACCGTGCATGAAAGTCAAAAGATGGGAGATAGATCGGAAAGCCTGGCGTTGTTTGGCGGTAGCGCCCTCCTCCTTGAAACCAAGCCGGAAGCCGGCTTCACTGGGGATAGCCCTGAAGGCATCAGCGAAAATAACACCGATCGAGCGCATAAGCCTGGGAGCAAAAGCCATGAAAAGGCCTTCAATAGCCCTCTGGTTAGGTCCCACACCGAGAGCCTTGATATCGATGCCGCCGGTAACATTGGAAATGTGAGAGGCGAGATCAGCATAACCACCATTCTGCCTCTTGCTATGCCAATATGGCTCGAGGGCCTTCCAGAGCTCAGTACGCATCATCAGGACGTCAGCATTGTAGGAAGCCTGGAAACGGCCAAGAGTCTGCCCAGTAGCACCCCTGGCCAGAGACCTCAGCGTTTCGCCATTTATAGGACCGAGCTTAACCTTGCCAAGAGGAGCGCCCCAGGCAATACCACCCCCACTCTGGGAAGCCACAAAATATTCAACATCACCAACAGGAACGCCGTAACGAGCCATACGTTGAATAACATTCAGATTGTCGCGAATATAATGCGATTGAACCGTAGGGTCCAGAAGAGCCCAGGTGCTATTCATAGCGGCCTTTGCCCACCTTATGGGGTTTGTCGGCAAAACCGTCAATCCATGAGTGAAAGGAGCCGCAAGATCAAGAGTAGCAGAAGTATATTTGGCTGTACCGGCAAGTTGATTAAAAAACCTGATAGGCTGAGCGGTCGGACCAAGAAGATGCTTAATACCATTCAGCAACCGCTTATCCTCTCCTACCCGCATAAATATGCCCATGAATTCTGAAACCGAAACCATGCCTGGCTCACCACCTGAGAACAAAGCATTACGAACCTGTTCCCCTCCCTTAATATTATTCAAGGCAGCACCACGTTCGTTATAAACCTTTTCGTAAAGAACACTGGCCTCTTGCACCCGTTTAACCTGTTCGGCGATCTGCCGAGCCGCCGCCTGGACCTGAGGGGCATCATCCCCAACCTCGGCAGCGAGAGCATGATTGCGGGTCCTCATCCTCGTCAGATCATCATCCATACTCTTCCAGATGGCATAACGTTGCTTAAACCGGGCCATGACATCGGGAACAACATCCCTGAGGGCAGCATCATAGGTAACCCCGAGATTGTTATGAATCACAAAACCTTCCATTTGCTTCATCAAAACATCATGATAGGAAGACTTCAAATGAAGTTCGAGAACAGCGCGGGGATCAGCCTCATAACGAACCGAGCCTTCAACAGCACCCTCAGTAGCAGTCTCCCAGATCCTGGCCTCATAAGGATTGGTGGGTTTAACAAATTCCTTCCCACGACTACCAATGCCTATCCTGGGAATATAAATAAAACCTTTCTTCTGCTTGGGACGAGGAGCAAGACCGGACTTAATACGATAGGCCTCAATCTCCCCGATCACCTCTTGAAAGTCATCGATCAAATTACGCGCCGGCGTTCCAGGAGCAAAAGCAGCGCCATAAGCATCCGGATTAGAAAAAACATCATTCCAATGAACCTTGCCAGAAGTAATAGCACCCTCTTGAGTGGCATCACCCACACGATAAACAGCATCAATCATGCCGTCACCATCGAGACTGATAGGAGAACGACCGAGAGAAAGACCAGGACCCCTGCCAAAAAATGGCTGCCACCGAACCCTATGAGAATCATAAGCAGCCTGGATAGCTACCTCGGCAAGCTCCTCAGAAACATTTGCCTGGCGAACAAAAGCAATAACCGCCTTCTCAAGAGGATTAAGGGCACCAACAGAAGGATTGATACCGGAACGAGTGAGAAAAGCCCGAAGCACACCGTTCTCCACACTGGCAACGCGATCAAAAGCCTGCTGAAACCCACCGAGCTCACCGACCCACCGGCGGGCAGTCCCCGATCCTCCGGCAATAACACCGGTATGATACGTAGCAACATCCCCGAGAATCTTATTGGCCTCGACAGAACCATTTTCGACAAGACGGCGATACACACCAGGTCGAACCTCACCAACAAGTTTCATCGCCTCAAGACGTTTGAAAACCTCCGTGAGAATCTTACGGCCACCGCCATCCAATCCATTCCGAAAGCTCCTGATATCCACATCACCAGACATCCGATACCAGAAAGAAACATCATTCCAACGAAGAGCTCCATCAGCAATGCCCTCGACGCCCTCGATAAAAGGATTGTAGGCATCATCAAACAGCTTGATCCTACCCTGGGAAACAAGTTCAGCAGTCTGCGGATCAGCGGGACTATTCCGATCAAGCAACTTCTTGAGATTGCTAACCTTCATATTCTGAAAACGGATACCCTTCATAGGAGTCTCTACCGCCTCAGCAACCTCCTCACCGGCGGCAGCACCAAAACGTTCCATACCAATAGGAATATCATCGGGAAGCCGCAGACCATGAAGAACATCAGCATCGAGTCTTTCGGCAACAACCTCGGCAACCTCAAGAATCTCCTTACGGGTGAAGGAACCCTTCATAGCCAAGTCATAGAACCCCGCACCACTCAAGCCGGACCCGCCCTCCGGAGTATCCTTAGTAAAACGTTTCAGAGCCTGGACCGAAATGTCATAAAGTTTATCATCACCAACCGTGGCATCACCGAGACCCTTTTGCACCTCGCGATAACTCCCCCCAACGAGCTCAAAAACAGGCTCCTCATGAGAAGTCTTCTGAGCAGTGACCAGGAGAAGAGGTTCACCCTCGGAAGTCCAGACCTCGAAACTGTGAACGAATTCGTCAGGACGACCGCCCTCTTCCAGGATTCTCGGAATGGCCTCAGGATCGGTCACATCATGAACCTGAAGCCCCCGAGAGCGAGTCTCAGTAACCGTATCGCTGATCCTATTAGGGAACAAGGGAATAGAAGGAATCTTATCAACAAGGCCACGATAAGCAGCATTGGGATCAAGAAGGTGGTAACCGGCGGAGCCGACCTTATAACCACCCTTGAGAACAGTAACACCCCCCTTGAGGATAAGAGCCTCTCCGGCAGTAAGAGGAACGGCAGCGTAGCCAAGACCCTCCATTGCACCTGCCACACCTGGCGGCAACTTGAAGTTCTCATCAAGGACTTCCTTTATCAGATGCTTGTTCCGCACATCCTGAGTGAGTTCGTAAAAGCTGAGACCATTAGCTTTTGCCTTCTCAGCAAGAGCCGCCCGATACTCCTCATTGTCAAAAATCTGCCTGAAGGGACCCTCCAACCCAGTGCGCGTCCAGGTAGCAAATTCATGAGCTATCGGCTCCAACATGCCGACAGTGACAGGCAAACCGAAAAGACGGCCGGCGGGCATACCCATAAGAGCGGCCTGGCTCTTGGTCCAAGGGGTAGCAATAACCTGGTCAATAACATCCTTATCGGCAGGGTAATAGGTCCGCCCTTTCTTACCGGTCAAGGGATCGACGCTTTCCCTGAGAAATCCCTGAGCGTCCATCTGGCGGGCCTCTTCAACACTCGGCCTGTAACCGGCCGGCCAGTACATCGTCCTGAGCCCTTCCTCACGGGTCTCCCCAAGATCAGAAGTCTCCTGACGAAGCAACCGCTTCAGAGGATCATAACGATCGATCCCCTCACCAGAAAATCTGACCATATCCTCGAGACCAGGAAGATAACCCGCACCCGTCTCCTCGATAGAGACGGAACGCCGAGTAGCAGCATCAGCCTTCTCGGAAGCAGCCTCTTTTCTTTGCTCATCGAACCAATCACCAAGATTGATACCTTCAAGACCAGGAAGCCCCTCGACCTTCTGCGAATCACCAATAGCCATCAAGCCCTCCTAGAAAAGACATTCATAGCCGCGCCACCGGAGAGACGACTACGCCGCCGGCTCTCAACACGACGTTCCTCATCAAGACGGTCCTCTTCATCCGCAAGACGTCCGCGTTCTATACGTTCCTGTTCCCGAATATAAAGAGGAGAACGTTCGTAACGTTCAGTCAGACCAGGAAGCTCCCTCTCGTAAAATTCCCGTTGGGTAAGCCCAGGAGTAATGTAAGCCTCCCGACGCTCCCTGGCATATCCATAAGGGTCCATATTCCACACCCCACCCTCCTGAGTGAACATAGAAGTAACGGGAACCTGCCTGCCGGTAGGAGCCATACGACCAATAAGTTGTGAACCCTCTCCCGCAGTGGGGCGAACAATCCTCCTCCTACCGGCAAGATCAGTCTTCATCAAACCGACTACAGGAGCATATTCCGCCGTAACCTCACCCTTTTCACGGGCCGCTCTGGCAATGGCATCATCACGTGCCGCCTCAGCACGGGCGACTCCCCCCGCACTAGATTGCATAGCACTTTCGGCCTGAGTCAAAGCATACTGAGCGGCATTAAGATCAGCACCAGGAGTTCGTTGAGCAATCTGAAGGTTTTCCCTCGCAGCACTCAAATCTCTCTGCCTATCACCCCTGGCAACGACAGCACGTTCGACAGCAGCCTCGAAGGAAGCAACACGGGCATCAGCCGCATCGAGTTCAGCACCCCGATCACGGCGAGCCTTGGGCAAAGCAGCCTCTTGCCAGGCCTCCTCGAACGAGGCAGCATCCATCTGTTCGCTAAGAAAAGTGGCAAATTCAGGACTTTCGATATAAGCATCATCTATATCCCGGGCGAAGGCACCCCGATCAAACCGAGGGGCAAATTCCCCTGGCTCAACAAAACGGGCACCAGGATAGGGCATGCCCGGCGGTCTGGATTCATCAAATTGGAT